CCAAGGGTAAGTGTCGTATTAGTTGATACGTAGGATATTAACTCTTTGCTGACCATTTAAACATCCTATGAAGTTCTTCACGTAAAAATCCAGGTACGTACTCGAATTTTGTTGATATAAATCCAGACCCAGCGTCTGGGGCTGTGAAATTACCTGGCCAAGAATGCATTTTTGCAGCATAGTTCTTAGTATATACTATTGTAATTCCTTTACCACTAGCTCCGTGAACTGAAGGTACGTCTGTACCAATTTGTGTTGGACCACTAGGTGTTTCACTTGGCCCCTTGTATTTGCGTGAAGCTGTTTTAGGATTACTTCCTTGAGCCTCAGACATACGTTTAGTTGTAGATACTAAATGATTGCCTACATATGCCTGACCACTACGGCGAAGTGCCCCGGTGTCAAATGGTGGTCGTGGGAAATCTGCAACAGTAGAACGCAAGAGTTTCTTAGCTACTCGTTCTTCAATAGCATACATGAATTTACTCATTGTATCAAAGTCTTTTGCCATTTGTTCAAACATAAAGTAACTCTTGATAATATTTCCCTGGATAGTTACAAACTTCTTTGCCAACAATAGTAAAAGAATCGCCATTATCAAATGTAACTATTGCATCAATTAAAAAATCAGTCCCATCAGTTGTAAAAATACTTCCTTTGGCTAATACTATACCATTTGAAGTATATTTTGTTAATTGTTCATTGTAACCTAGATAATAAATAGGTGCAGCTTGTGTAATAGTGCCATAAACATCTTTAGTTTCACTAGCGTACATAAATTCATCACGTTGTTCAAACATTAAATACCATCCATAGCAAATATTGCATCTTCATCTTCAATTTCACCATAACCACTAACACCAGCAGAAGCTAAATAGCCACGACGAAGCCGGTAAAGTAATTTGATATCTATATCTTCCTCAAATTTACTTAACTTAAGTCTAGTTCTACCTTTGTTCTTTGCTATCAAGAGTTTTAGGGTATGTGCGCAAACAAGATTAGTATTTTCACCAAGCTTGTTTACGACATACGTTAAGTCAACATCGCTAATATCTGTTGCATCAAGTTGTAACTCAGTACGAATATTGTCAATAAAAGCCATGTTAACTCCTTTTTACGCGATCACATCATCAAGCAGATAGCCAAGATCAGCTGCCATGAGTTTCATATCATGATAATCATGGGCCTCGACTCTACGAGCCTTAATTAGTGGCATATCAATATTATCAACGCCATAACCATTTGTACCATAACCACTCCAAGTGAAGCGATATCCAGCACTAGGCTCTTCCAAGCTAGGAGCACTAGGAGCATAATAAAGCAAACAATGATTCGCACCAATGAAACCCTGCGATGCTGAAGCACCATAAGCAGCGGAGTCATAAACACCGTTCATAACGGTTACAGCCTCTACTTCAAAAAGCCTAGCCAGGAGCTCACCAGTAACTACTGCACTAGAGGTATACATAATGTGACTACGTACATCACTGTGACGTTTAAGTATATCATAAACTTCACGAGATATAAGCATACGGTTCGGGTCACGACCAGTAGCAGCTTTTACGGTTTGTTTAGCAAGATCAACATCACCAAAAGGATCACCAGCGCCAGCAGCTGTCCATAAGGTACTAGGAGTTTTATCGGTTCCCCATTTGCCAGTAACAAAGAAATTAGCAACAAAAGCGACTTCTTCGTAAATATCAATCTTACTATTTACGCGCCTAGTAGCAGCAGATTCTGGATTGAGAGGTTTAGGATCATTTTTGATGTATTCATAAGGAACATCCTCATGAAAAGATACATCCTGGCAGGCATAAGTACCGTCTCCACGTGCATGAGGCGAACCCTTTGATTCGGTACCAGGAGCACGAATACCAGCTTCATTTTTCATCCAATAAGTCTTATCGTAAGTAGGATAAGTACTGGAAAGCAGATTAACTGGGCAATTAGGAAAAACACTTCCGGATGCAAAGTTACTCTGATCCTGTGTATACTTGAGTCCCACTTTTGTGAGCGTTTCGCTGTAATATGTTTGTAAACCCATCGTAATTTCTCCTTAAATAATTTTGGCTGCGACAAGTTCACCTGAATCGCCGCCTGCGAGTAAAATAGCACAACAAAGATGATCATCACCGTCAACAGCATCAGTATCTAAAGTATTCGCGACAGCCTTGCCATTAGCATCAGAAACCACAAGAACGCCTTTAACTAAAGTAGTTGCTAGTTCAACAAGAACTATTCCACTAATAGCAACAATACAATCAGTACCAGTGATATCATAACAAACACCAATTGGTTTAAGAACATCACTAAGTGTTCCTGCACCACTGACAAGTTCACCACGAGTAATCGTATTGGCCGTGGTGATTGTAATAAAATTGTTTCCTTGGTAACTCATTTAATTTCTCCTTTTATTTAACTAAAGTAGGATAAAGTTCAGCGGCCTTTTCAATAGCCTCTGTTATATTCATATCTGGATTGGTAGTCATAACAGCATTAACAGCACCATCTCGCGTGGTAATTTCTACATCTTCTTCGGAACTAGAAATTCCAGTAGATTCACTAAGCCCCAGTGCAAGCGCTTTCTTGGAATTATGTAGTGTTAAGGTTTCGGATATAATTGGTTGCGGATCATCCATAGCTACAAGAATGTCAACAAATTCCTCAGTTGCAACATACTCTACTTCCTTGAACTGAGAGACAATGGACTCGCGTTTCGTAGATACTGAAGATGAAGCCTCAAGAGATAAAATAGTAGCCTTGGCTTCAGCAAGTTCAGCAACTACAACAGCATTCGCTGAAGTAAGTGCATCCAATGATTCTTTGTTTGTATTGAGACTTGTGGTCAAAGTATCAAGTTCCACTTTCTTTATTGTAACTTCTTCAGAACTTTCAACAACAGTATCAATAGCCGTTGCTACATGTTCCGGTAATGCAGTATGCCCTGAAATAGCTGAAATAAGTTCTTCAGTTCCCATTGCATCAAGAGCTTCTTTTAATTCTTCTTTCACTGTGTATCCTCCTAATTCTAGTGCTAAATTTATAGCGGTTTCAAGGTTACCTATCTTATCTACTAGACCAGCATCTTTGGCCTGTTGTCCGATGAAAATACGTCCCTCTGCCATTGTAGAAAGGCAGTCTGCTATTGTTACTCCACGAGATGAAGCCACGTGATCTACAAACATTGAGTAATAATAGTCAAGGGATTGTTGAAAATTTGTTTTTGCTTGATCTGATAAGGGTTCGTGACGATTGCCATCCCCTTTATATTTTCCCGCAACCATAACGGTTGAAGTTATACCATCTGTTTCCTCAGCCTTAGCTTGTTCTTGGTGAATCATTATGGTGCCAATTGAACCTACTTGAGCCATAGAATCACAAACAATAGCATTAGCGGTTGATCCGATCCAAACGCCCGCAGAAGCTAGAAGCCCATCGGCGTATGTAATTATTGGTTTATGCTTTTTTGCTGATATAATAGCCTCAACAACACTAGATACACCGTCAACGGTGCCTCCCGGTGTGTCCAAGGCCAAGACTATGCCTTTTATGGCCGGATCAGCGGCAGAAGCTTCCAATTGTTTTATAAGTGTTTCGCCTGAGATTCCACCACTCAAAGCGTTCAGACCGGTAAGTTTCTTGTGAAACGTGCCACTAAAAGAAAGAATGGCGATATTGTTAGTTGTTATATTTGTAGTTTCGCCTTCTGGGGTGTTTTTAAAATCAATCCCGGCATTAGTTTTCCAAGCTTCAAATGCTTCTTGCATGACTTCAAAATAACTTGGGAGAATAGCCCAATAGTTGCTATATACATATTTAGTTAGTGCCGTGGCGCTTTTCATCTCATGCCTCAATAAATGGGTTATTTAGCAGATAAATATCAACTATCCTCGTTCGTCCCTAAACCACTATTTGACTGTTTCTTTGGATCTTCCTTCTTAATGGGGTCTTTCTCTGTGCTCTCAGTTTTCTCTACAAGAGCAACTCTCCTGGTACTTTCTTCCATCTCTGGTAAACCAGCTAATCTACGAAGTTCTACTTCAAGCCGTTCATCAGGAGTTATAGCGTTGAACTTAAAGAGTCTAGCTAGGAATGCTGCAACTTCTTGTAGATCAGGACGATTGGAGCCAATAGGAACTACTTTTGGTTGAACTTTTAGGTTATTAAGGTTCTGGAGTATCTTGGTACCTATGAATTGCGTATTTATTACTTCAGCAATAATGAGGGCAAAACCCTCAACGGCTTTATAAAAAAGTTCTGATTGCTCTTTACTTAGTCCTTGGGAGCCAGAATTTGACTGCATACCAAGGAGTAAGAATTGAGATAAGACACTCATAGCAATACGAGCATCGTAACGTTCTATAACAGCATTAAGATCAAATTGTCGTTGTCCAGGAGAACCAATGAGTTCAAATTCCCAACCATGAGGAATAACTAAACCTTCTTGTTCATTTCGCTTAATATTTTGAACTGTTGTCCATGCCCAAGTGCCCGCAGCACTCATGGTGCCATCTTCATCAGAAAGCTCTACTTCATCAGGAGGAGTAAGAGTAGGGAGACCAGTAAGGTCACGTTCTATCCCAATACTTTCTATACGCTCTATATTGGTACGATAATACCAATCACGATATGCGTTACGAAAGATGCTCTTGCCTTCGGGATTGTTCTTGAAAGTAGTGGTTCTAAAATGGAGGCATTTGTTAAGAGCTACTGTTGCAGTGTTGCCTAGAGTATCTCGTTGGTTGAAGCCTATAGGACGGTT